CATTAACGTAATTAACAACTAGTGGTACCCAAATTCCACTATCAATACTATATTCAATATCTACAGGTCCAGCTGGTAAACCACTAGAAGCTGCAATATAAAATGGAATTTCATATTGACTTGGGTTACATTGTTTTTGAAGTTCACTTAAAACTGGTGGTAGTATTCTTAACTGTGGTGGTTGTGTTATAACTGTTGTTATTGTGTTGGTTACTGGTGGTAATGTACTATCAGTAATAACACTAATATACGTACCAGCATTTAATGAAGACATAATTGTTGAATTTGAAGTATAACCAGCTGGACCTGTAGTGTTAATTGTTTTTGGACTAACACCACCAGTAATAAATAACGCTATTTCACCATCATTGTTACCATAACAACTAACATTTTGTTGTGTCGATGTTGTAATCAATTGAGATGGCCCACTAACTAGGATATTTGTGATTGATATAGTGGTAAGACCATCCGTTACCTTTAATGTATAACCATTGACGATATCTGGTGGTAAACCAACAAATACCTTTGGAATTGTAAATGATTGCCAAGAATAAGTACCAACAACAGCACCAGCACTCGTTTCAAGTTGTGCTTGATAAGAACCAGAACCACCACCAACTGAAGTAATTGTTATCTCACCATCATTACTTAAAGATGTTGTAGAGTCTTTTGTTTTACTAGCGTAAGCATATAAAGGTACTGGACCATTAACAACAAAACTTTTAGTTATTAAGTTACCAAAATCATCAACAACTTCAATTGAATATGTCCCTATCGGTAAATTTGGTATGTTAATAGTTGCGTTTGAACCAGCAGTATATGTTCCAGTTGTTGGACCATAACTTGTTGAATTCGTACCAACTATCGTATAATTTAATATACCTAAACCACCAAAAATAGAAATATTAACACCACCAAGTGTTGATGTTGTCGCAGCAATTATATCTGTTTGGATAATAAATTCATTTTCAGTTTTTTGTTTACAAGTTGTAAAGAAACGTTCATTCATTTTCTCCAAGGCTGTTTTTCCTGGTAATATACCGAAATAAAAATAATAAGAATGCTTTGGTTGACTATATGAATTATCATTGGTTATTCCTCTGAAATTAACATAGTCTTGACCATTGTTTGCTGTTGTTGCAAAATTATAAATAGGAAGATTACCAAGATTAAAATTATTATCTGTTAATAAATTAAGATTATATGGAGTCTCATTAGGTTGGTTTAATGATGTAAAAACATCTCTAAAGAATTTACCACCGTCCTCATCAATATCGTTTGAACCGATTACAGCATCTGGTAATATATTAACAAAATCTACAGTTTCATTAATATCAACACCTATTTCACATATGTGTCTAAGGTTTAAACATTGTGTATAGTCAGTATGTAAACCTAGACAATTAACACTAAAGAAAAATCCTTTTATTTCACTCCCACCAGAACTAATCTCAACCATACCGTTTTCATAAATTCCAGTTGTTTCATCTTCCTGTGGTGTTTCATCTGGTATTTGATAACTTGAAGGTATTAGGAATTCTTGAATCTTAGGGATACCTTGCCAATCACATTGAAAAACTGAACCTAGATTAATTAAATCCGTTGCAAATAACTTATAACTTAAATCATGTGTTGTTGCAGCGTAATAAAATTCATCACCTACTTTTTTAATAAGACCTTCTCTAATTGTGTTTGTGTTTCTACCTTCTTTTTGTAAATTGTTACCAGTACCATCAAAACAAGTGTCTAATAATAATGCATCACGACAATCATTATCAGCATCACCATCCTCATTACCATCAGTACCGTTAGGGAAATCAGCACAATCATATTCACAAAACTTCTCTCGTCCTTTTTTCTTTTTCTTATATTTTAATAAAAAACTAAATAATGTTCCATTAACCCAATCATTATAAAAATCAAATTTAAACATCTCAAGTGATTGTGCCAATTGGAAAGCAATACAATCATCTAAACCACACAATCCAGAACTACCTACTGGGTCATTTGGATAAAAATTTGGTTCGATTAAGTTACCTTCACCATCCTTGGTTTTGGTAAATCCTTTGGAAGTTTTCTTACATCCTGGAGCATAATATGCAGATGGTTCACCACATTCAACAGTCATACAACCAACATATTCTGATGGTGCTTGATATTTATCACATGCACCAGATAAAAAATCAAATGGTGTTATATTAAGAAACGATGTTTGACTTATATTACAAATTATACCATATATATTATTTAGTAAGTTCTTTATTGCATTTATTACATCAACAACAATATTCATGAATGGAATTATAATAGCATTCATTAATAGAAGCATAAACCCAACTATTTTAATAATAATACAAATAATGAAAAATAAAGGGTTATTATCAGTATCAACTCTATTATATGGAAATGGTGTTTTATCACCAGCACATGCATCAACATTTTTAATACCAGTAATACTTCTACTATCAACATTTGAATTCTTTTGAAAACGAGAGATAAAGTTTGAAACACTATAAATCTTATTCCAATAAATATCTTTGAAACTAGTATCTTTGGTTGTTTCATCAAAACTATAATCTACTTCTTCTTCTGTTTCTGGATTGTTTGGTACCAAGTAACTAGCTCTAGTTCTAAGTCTACCTTCACCACCAGTTTCATCCATAGATATTTTAAACCTAACTCTACTTCTAGTTGGAATACCTTTATTTGGGTCCTGTGAAAGAATAAGACTACCATCTTCAGCAGTTACCATATAATCAAGGTTCATTGGTATTTGATAAGCCCAAGTACCATCTTCATCAATAACTCTACCACCTTCAACATCAAATTCTTCAATCGTATTATCGGTTGTTTTTCTAATCATATTAATAAAACCAGCACTCGTTACTTGTTCACATAATGAACCTAATTTTCTTCTTGGTCTACATCGTTTATTAATTGACTGTTTATCTTGGTCACCATAAATACTACCCATAAAAATTGCTGATGGAACTACTGTATAGTTTAAATCAAAATCAACTCTTGATATACCAATTTCACAATTTTCAGTATCACCCCAAAAAGGTTGTATGTTTACACCAGCATCAAGTGTTTTTACTTGAATTAGCTTCGTAAGATTTTTATCAGCTTTAAATTTAGTAGAACTATCAAATAATTTTTTTGGTGTTCCTTGGCTGATTAAATCATATGGTCTTTGTGATATTATACCTATATCTGAAATATCAGCATCAACATGTATTACGTATGTTCCTAGTGGTACACCAAAAATCATGTAATCACCAGCATCATTAGTGGTTGTTGTGTATTTATAATACTTTGAATATATTTGTAATGTAGTGTCATTATCTAGGATTTCACGCTTAGATGGAAACGTACCTACTGGTGTATAACACTCATTATCAGTTTCTGAATATTTTGGTAATAAATTATATCTAATACCATCACTATCAGTATCAGTTATGTATTCATATGGATATAAACCTTTAATTAATGGGTCCTCTTTATCAATATCATCCAATGGAATAAAAATACTTACCTTAGCATTAGGAACACCAAACCCATTGTTAACAATAACCCTACCAGCAACAACACCATAATCCGAACAAAACTTTCTGTACGTATCCTCTTGTGAAATCTTTAATGATAATATCTCAATAAAGTCAAAATCTTGTTCTAATTTTAAAGTTATATAATTATCACCACCATTTGGTGTTGTTTTTATCCTAATATTTTCTGACATATAATTTATTTTTTAATCGTAATATCGTCATAATCAACCATAACAACATCATCTTCGGTTAGATAATCGTATTCGTCATCATCGTAATCGTCATCATCATCTTCCGTATTTGCTTTACCTTTTTTACCAATAAACATTAATAGTGATTTTAAATCAACTTGTTCGTTTAAAACTAGTGTTTTAAACATAAAAACAATTAATGCGATATTAATTATTGGTAATAGAACTAATAAAAGTAAAAACCCAATAAATTTAACAGAATAACTAGTTATTTTTTTACCTAGAGAAACATTATTAACCTTCTCATTATTACTATCACCTTTTTTACAATTACAACCCATTTTATTTATTTTTAAGTATTTTTATTTACACAAATATAATCTTTTTATTTAAATAAGGAAACCTTATTTTACCCTTACTTGAATATCAAAACTAGGGTATTTAACCTCAAACATACTAGTTGGCTCACCAAATAATGTGTAATCACTAGTTAAATTTATTTGTCTAGTTGTGGTGTCTATATACGGTTGTGCAATTTCATTAACACTGTATTTACCACCAACCATATTATAAACTCTAATATCAATAACGTTGGTAACTCCACCAACATTATTAATAGCTTCAATCAATGGTGAAATATAAATGTTATCACCCATATTAAAATTACTAATATCTAAATAAGATTGAACAGCATTAATTACTTGAGAAATAATTTGTGATTGTGAAATTTGTTTTTCAACATATAAATCAATTTGGAATGATAAATTAATTATTCTACCATCAGCTACTTGAACGTAGTCATTAAGCATTTTATAATCACTTAAATAAGCACTAATATTTTGCTTAAGAGCACTATTTGAGGCATTTGATAATTTAGAATTAGAATCTAATCCTAGAACATAAGCTTTGATTTTGTTTTGTTCTTCAAAAATACCGCTTCTAAATGGAACCCCATATTTACCTGGCATCAAAGCAATTCTACTTTGATAATCTTTCAATGTAACACATCTGTTTTGTGATGAGAAATTATATCTAACTAAGTTTCTTAATTCTTCAACACTAGGCTCATTTTTACCACCTAACGCTGGAAATGCATTGTTTACCGTTAACGAATTTTTAACAGCATTATTAATATTATTATTTATACCATTAATTGAGATATTTACCAATCCTAGATTTTTTAAAACACCAGTACCTAAGTTGGTATCGGCTCCACCACCAACTCTATATTTAACAAATAACGTTGTATTTGCTGTAGGTGTAATACCTAAAGATGTGTTATTGATGAAATCACCAATTTGGTCAACCAATGCAGCATTCGTATCGAAATCAGAAAGACTAGACGTGTCTTGAGAACCACCACCTAAAATAAGCTTGGTAAATCCTAAGTTAGTAAATTCACGAATAAATTTTCTAGTTGCTGTTATCCATTTACCTCTAATTATCCCATTTTCACTTGCCATACTTGTATCTGGAATAAAAATATCACTTTCAGCCAAAGCATCTACCTCAAACCATGTATTATTTAAATCTAAAAATTGTTCTGGTCTTGGATTACTAGTAAAATCAGTTCCATCTAATTGAATCATTGAATCTATTGATAAAACATCTTTGTCTGGTAACACTATTTCTAAAAATGGTCTAACATCAGTTGAATTTATTACTCTTTTGAATATCTTGGTATATCCGTTAACGACTATTTCTCTTTTAGTTATGGTATAATTAATTAAATTACCATTAGAATCAAAATTAGGTAAAATAGTTCTATTTGGTATCCCACCAACAGTGAAAGGGCTTGAAAAATCAATATCTGAATTTGTTTCAAAAATCTTACCACTACCAGAAACTTGAGAACCAGCTCTAATTATTGGTGTGTATGAAAGGTCAAAAGAATCACCTAAAACGGGTATTGTTACCGAAAAATCAACAATAGTTACACTTGGACTCTTTCCTGGAACCCTAAGACCAAACGTTCTTGCCATTGCAAGTATTGAACTTCTTTCTTTTGCAAAGTCGATTTGAGTTTCTTGAAACATTCTGTCGGTGTTAAATGATAACATATCACCAACAGCTGCATTTAACTCTAAAAGCATCATACCTACAGATGCATCATTAAAATCGTTAAAGATATCTGGATAATATTCTTTAACTAAATCTATTAATTCACTTCTAATATCTGCGAAGTTTCTACTAGTATAATTTATTCCTTGATTTGCCATATTGTTTTATATATTAATTATTACGAAATCTGATTCACTAAAAACAGCATCATTTATATTGTAGTCTATTCTTACAACAGCTGCATAATCACTTTCAGTAGATTCTTCAACACTTATTTCTTTTATTTCTAAGTTTGGTAAGTATTTTTTAACAACTGTAGTTATTTCATCTTTAATACCAAAAAGTGTTAAATCATCATTTGGTTCAAATATAAATTTAAGTAAATTTGTACCAAAATCTGGATTATAAAGTCTTTGACCTTTTTGTGTTAAGATTAAATGCATTAAATCTGATTTAATCGCTTGATTTGCGTTATCATTTAATTCTAAAAAAAACCCTTTTTCACTATCTTTGAAAGGATATGCAATATTTATATATTTGCCATTTGCCATATTTCTCTTTTTACATAAATATAGTACTAAAAGATTTTTATAAGTAAATATGGTAAATAAAAAAAGGGGCCAATTGGCCCCTCTTTTATTTTAAAATATTTGAATTATTAGTTTTTAACCATATCTTCGATATTAATATCAATCTCACATGCACCTCCAGCACATGCTGCTTCTCCGCTAAGATTAGTATTATCAGTTAATTCAATAACCTTTGTTAAATCTATGTTTGATAATGATTTCATCATATCCTCATATTTTTCTTTAGAACAATCTTCAAATGGTGCTTGAATATAAGTTCCACCATCGTATGGTAATACTGAAATACCATTAAAAGTTTCTCTATTATTCCACATCCATTCACCAACTGATGGCCACTCATTTACCTTGTAAACAACATTACCATCGTGGTCTCTTCTATCTTCCATAATCGGTTGACTATTGCTGTCAAGTATTTGTAATCCGTTTTCATCAATTTTAGACACTCTCTCAGCCTCTTTCTTGATACTTACCGTTACTGATACATTATGTGTATTTTGACCGTCTCTATGACCAGCTCTAACCCATTTTGTGTTAAATAAACGAACACGTTCTAATAAATCCATTGGTGATTCAAATCTAAAGATAGAACCATCTGGTGATTTAACTGGAACAGAAATAACCGCTTGTTCTTTAGGTTTAAAATATTCATCCTCAATTAATTCTGGGTGATTAATAGCTAAGTAACTATAAATAGCTTCATTTTTACCTACACGAATACGTCTTACATAGTAATCGTTATGCCATGCATGAATTCCAGAAGCTGTCCCTAAAACCAATGATGAAGTACCAGATGGTTTTACGGTTGTTGTTCTTGCTGACTTGTTGATACCTAAAAGCTTAGCAACTCTAGCGTTTTCTTTCATAACTACCTTAGCAGCTTCTTCAAGGTCATATTTTAAAACTTCGCCAGAACCAATTCCAGTCATACCAACACCGATAAGTGCATCTTTTTCTGTTGTTCTTTTCCAAACATCTCTTAAGTAATGGAAATCAGTATAACCAGCTTGAAGAGTTCCAATAAGACTTGCCGCTTTAACTCTTTCATTTAGGTCTTCTTGTGAGGTAATGTTTGAAGCATTAATTTCACAAAGATTACAGAATTGGTATGGTCTAAGAGCAATTTCACAACATGGATTGGTACCCCAATCTTTATCGTTAGAGAAATAAACTCCTGGTTCACCAGAACCACTTTCTTCGATTTTTTTCCAAAGGTCTAAGAATTTAGACTCAGTAATTTTATGTCTAAGGATAACAGCTGAGTTATTAGCTCTACCTCTTTGTGGATTAAGTTCCCACCATGCACCAAATTTTGATGCAAGCATTTCTTCATCATCAATTGAGAATAATGAAATCAATGCTGCTCTACGAATACCACCAGTTAAAACTGCATCAGCGATAAAACAAATAATATCGTGAACTTCTACTGAAGATAATTTTTCACCATCTTGTTTGGAATCAAGAATTTTTTTAATGTTGTGAACACAGTCTTTCAGTGGTTGAGGTCCTGGAGCCTTACCACCACTAGTTACCAATAACGCACCTTTATGTCTAATGTCTGAATAATCAAATTGTGGTGTTGACAAACCTTCAAAATATGCTCTCATAAGAGTTTTGATTGTATCAGCCCAACCTTCAATTGAATCACTAATTAAAAAACGTCTAGTTCTACTAGGATTTGGTTTTCTAATCTCTGGTAATTGTTCTACGTGATGGTTTTGTACTGAATAACCAACACCTGTTCCACCTAATAAAAGGAACATTGTTTCGCTAAATGCTCTCCAATCATCGATTGGTAAATAAGCACAGTTATAAATTCTATTAGGGCTAATTTCAATTGGTTTACCACCGAATTGTAATGAACGCATAGAAGGTAACACCTTCTTATCGTATACGAATTGATATGCAGCTTCAATCTCATCTTTAATATGAGGATACTTTTTTTGGTGCATTTCTTTATTTCTTGTAACTAATTCATACCACGTTTCTCTTCGTTGTAATTCTGGTATATATTTAGCGTATTTCATATGGACAGTAATGTCCGAAAGAATCTTTGTTGATAAATCCATTAATTTTTTATTTATTTTTAAATGTTAGTTGTTTTCAGTACTTTCAATAGGTTCATTAAGTACTTTTTTTCTTGCTTCTTCGGCTTCCATTAATAGATTAACCTTGTTTTGGTTACTTACTTTAACGTCATTCTTGTGCTCAGTTTGTGTTCTTCCACCCTTATTTTCACCCATATCAATTTGAATTCTTGCGTTATCAAATGTAATGTTCTCGAAAATAAGTCCAGATTTACCAAATCTAGACTTCAAAATAGCCATAGTGGCTGTTTGTAACTCTTTTTGGTCAAGTGTTTTAGCAATTGATACAACGAAGTGACCAATTTGTGCTTTTTTAATTGAACCACCCATTTGGTCTGCTTCAACTACATCAGCTTTAATTGAACTTCGATTTCCTTGAACTGCGGTCCAACCAGCCATGTCTAATTCAGATAACAATGTTTCAAATTGTCGCATAACGTTACCCTCACCAGCATTAACATCATCAAATTTCTTTGATGGTTCAACACAGTCAATATAATCAAGTAAAACAATATCTGGTCTAAACCCTTGGGCTATCAACTTTCTTATATATTGCCTAATAATAGGTATTGTTGTTCCATCACTGGAAAACTTTTTAAGTTTCAACACACCTTTTCCTTCCTTGCTTTGTTTAGCCATTTTATTGGACATTTCCATAACTTCTTCTTTTCTAGTAGATAAGTCATTTAAATTAATACCTGTCCAACAAGCTAAGTGTTTTCTTTGAATAACCTTTGGCATATCTTCAAAGAAAATTTGTAAAACCTTATTACCATCATTCATAGCAGTATTTGCTAACTTTGTCATCATGGTTGTTTTACCAACACCAAACGGTGCTAATATGATTGCTAATTCACCTTTAGATAAACCACCATCCATTGCCTCATCTAAACCACTAATTCCAGTTCTTATTGGTTTTCTGAAATCATCTGCTAAGACATCTTCAATTCCATCAAAGATATCCATACCGTCATCCTTATTATCACCATGTTCTAGTGCTTTTCTAAGGATATGTTCACATTCTTCGTAATTGTCACCATTATCAATTATCTTCTCAATTTTCTTAATCGATTTTTTTAATTCTTGTTGTTTACAAAAACGCATTGCGACTTCTTGAACCTTTTCAGTATCATGTAAGCTTGCATCTTTAATTTGAGTCAGATGGGCAAGAATGTATCTCCTTGCCGTATCTGAATCAATATTTTCCATTAACCTAAATTCAAGACTACCCATATCTGGAATGATATCGTATACTTCTTTACTTTCTTTAATGGTTGCAACTATTAATCTTAAATCCTCTGATTTGAAATAGTTTGGGTCTATAATATCGATAATGTTATTGGCAAATCTTCTATCAGTTAGTATTTGTGCTATCAAGCGTACTTGATATTCATGTCCTAAATATTCTAATGTATTTTTCTCAATTCTTGCCATTTTTTTGTTGCGTATTTTTAAAAACCCTTGTTATAATAAATATCTTAAGCTAAGTCAAGAAGACCTACTTTAGTATAATTTTTTTGACTGAAATAAGTTCTAATCTCAGTGATGATTGAAGGGATTATTTCTTTAATATCCACAGAATACCTAACTTTTGGTGGGAAATAGTTACCAGAAAATTCACCTTTTGCAACTGAATTTTTGTCAACTTTAATTTCAAACTGAAAGTTATCAATCTTCTCAAAGATGTTCTTACTTCCTTCTTCTGGTTTAATGAAATATGGATTATAATTGTTCCATAAATAATCTACCGTTTTGTCCTTCAGATGCTTAGGTATAATACCCATTTTACCGAAGTCATCGATGTTTGTACCAATGATGTTATCCATCAAATCTTTAATCTCTAAAGATTGGATTACATCTTCGTTATAGTCACGGATATTAAAATATCGTTGACAAACGATGTGATTGTTAATAAAAAGTACGAACTCAAATCTTTGTTGTTCATCATACTTTTTTGTTGTTTGTGTTGTTTGTGTTGTGGTCATATTTATTTGTTTTAACCGTTAATAATTCTTTTTTCTCGTTCAATTAATTTTTTAAATGGTGTTGGGAATTCTTGGAATCTATATTCACCCATTATTCTATCCAACCCATCCCTTTTCATCATATTAAATACCTTTTTTGAATCAGTATCTAAATTTTCAAAAGACCCCTCAATTAAGTTTTCAAGTTCCTCAATACCTTTTTTAGTCATAAATGGTTCTTTTAAGCTTACAAGTCTATAATTAATTTCATAAATCTTTTCTTTCTGAACACCATCGGTTATTGAATTTATGATATTATCTAGTATTTTTAGAGGTTTCTTTTTTTCATTAATTCTTACTTGTTGTTGTTCTTTTGCACTATTAATTATTTCTTCTAAGGTCATTACCCTTTCTTTAAATTCTGGAAATAAATTAAGAAGTGTTTTTTCTTGTAATCCTTTAATCCCTTTAATACTATCACTAGAATCACCAGTCATTATTTTCATTAACGCTGAATTTTCTGGTTTGTAGCAAAAATACGAAGAAAAATTGACATTATCAACATAAGTTTTTAAA